CGCCTCAACATTTCAGCCAGTCCAGTTCCTGCTCTTGTATGCCACAAAACTCTTGATGCTCCACGCTTTTTTGCTTCTTTTTCTGCTTCAATAATAAGTCGCGCAGAAATAAAACCACGATGCTCCTTTGCTACAAACAATGCATCATTTGATGCAATTATTACTGCTGGATTGTGCCAATGTGGGGCGACCAACATTGTGCAATATCCAACTATCTCACCAACAACATCAATAGCCACAAGCACAAAAATCAATCCTGAATCAACTCCTGCCTGATACAAATCCATTGCAGGATTAAAATCAAATCCAAATCCAGTCTCGTCCCAATTCTTTTGCATTAACGCCGTTATTTTTGGCATTAAATCTTTAGGCTGAGCGAGTTTTATAATCGCCATCGAACATTAATCTATGAATAACAAATTTACTTACGGGTACCTCTTTACAATCATTTCTGAAACTCAGGAGCGTATGGGTCGTACTCGTGATGAATCCTCTTCCTCAAACGAGTCGCAATGTCATATGGCACACGCTTCGAAACTGGGTACGCAAAGGTCAGGCACAAAGCATCTGCGATGTCAGGGCTTCCACCGCCTTGCAAACGCTTCTTAATGTCATCCTTAGATTCCAAAACTTTTCTCCCACTCGCGTCATACCAAAAAATAGGCGTGGCGAGTTCCTGCTTCAAGTTCGCGCAATCGGGGATGGCACCCCCCCCTTCGATCCATTCACGCATGAGCCACCACATTTCCATCCGCCGATTCGCAAACTGTTTGTCCATTACCGCCTTCCCACCGAACGGTACTTCGATGGGGTCGTAGTCCAACTGGCGCAGTCGGTCGATGACACCTGACCCTGCACCTGCATCCACGAACACGGCATCAGGTTGCCACGATTCGATGACGCTTGCGACTCGACCTGCCAAGTCCATATTGTCGATGCCCCTGTAGATGAGAGGCTCGAAGCACACGAGACCTTGACGCTTGCAGATGACGCTTCGATCATCGCCGAATCGTGCAGGATCAACGCCAAGTATTCGAGGCGCAGACTCAATATCTTTGTCGACATATTCTCGCCGTGATGCCGTGATTGCATCGGACAAACTGATCAGTTGATCCTCTGCGGATGCATCGAAGTCGCACAGATATTCACGGGCAAATGCGACCTCGGACATATCTCTTTTCAATCGATCCACTTCCTTGGAATCGAGAGAATTCGTGTCATAAACTGTATATTTTGCGCCGTACCAATCTTCAAGCGTCAACGATTTTTGGAACAGTTCGCTAAACAAATTCACACCGTTGGGCGTTCCAATGAATACTGCCCAGCCGTGTCTGTCCGATGTTGCGGGTTGAAGCACATCGCTCCAAATTTCAGGCTTACATTGTGCGACTTCATCGATCACTACACCGTCGATACGCAAGCCTCGCATAGCATTAGGATTGTCAGCACCGAACAAGCGAATCATGCTCAAATTGTGCTTGAATTTGATCGACAATTCAGATTCGTTGATGATGATCGCATCCAACAATCGAAGCGGTTCAAGTTTTAATTTCAGCCTAGCCCACGCAATCGATTTGCTCTGCGACAAGAACGGCGCAACATAGCAAAAGAAGCCCTGATCCTTGTCGAATTTTAATGCGGAGTTGATCAACTGCATCAACGCCAATTCTGTTTTTCCCGCTCGACGGTGAAGTGCTAACACCGTGAATCGCTTCAACTTCTTGTGGCATTTTTTCTGCCAAGGGCGAGGCGAATACTTTATTTCGATGTCAGTTTGCTTCGTCGGTGGCATCAGGAACGCCTGTAATTACGCGCAGATTTAGCCCACCTGCGACATCGTGAGACAGTCGAGCCTGATCGCCGTATCGCTTGCTGTTTAGTTTCATGGCTAGCCACTGCAGGGTCATCACTTGGTTGCGAATGTGGTTCACGCTTGCCGAATCGTAAGATCCTGTCAACGGATTCTTTTCAGGCAAACTCGTGGCTAAATCCTTCATTTGATCAACCCAAGTGTGCGCTTGAAGTGCCCTCGCCTGCGTGTACTTGGAATCGAAATCTTCACGATCTTCTCTAATCCACCGAATCACAGTCGCCATTCCGACCATCTTTGGATCTCTACAAATCTCCCGTAAAGACTGCCCAAGTGCGAGTCTTTCGCAAATCTCATCAGCAATCTTTGCATTGTATTTCGTCGGTCTTCCTGCGCTTTTAGGTGCATTTTCCTTCGACGGTCTTGTGACTCTAGCCATTGATTCTCCTCCATTTTGACGGCGTTTGCGCTCGAATGTAGTACTTGCAAATCTTCTGAACTGTTGACCTTCTGATGCCAAATATCGCAGAAAGTCGGCGATATCCAACCATTTCATCCTCGTGCATATCTCTCATTTTGTCCACAATTTCCTGTGAAATAGTGCAATTCTGATGAGACATTCCGATGCGATATCCATTCTCATTCATTCCGATGACGGTCATTCAATCACTTTAATCACCCCAAAATCAATGTCAATAGCAAAAAATAATATCTATAAAAATAGGCATTTTCGATAAATCTTGGTAAATACTAAAGAATACGCTTGACTACAGTCGATTACCTTGTAGACTTCACACATCTGCACTCCGCAGAGATTTGGAAACCATCAAAGAAAGGCATCAAATGAAAATTACCGTGACCGAGCAAATTTTTCTGGACGAATTCAAGAACTCATCGAGAGCGGATCAATTCTCTCGTGAGGCTCTCGTCGCCATCTTCGCTTACATCACCGAAGCAGAAGGCGATGTTCCTGCTGACGAGGGTTCGGACATCGAACTCGATGTTGTCGGCATCTGCTGTGAGTATGTTGAAGTCGAGAACAGCGACACCGACGAAATGGAAAACTATTCCAACTGCGATGTGATCGCAGAACTTGAGTCATCAACTGTGTTCTATCAATCTTAAACCAAGAAAGAAATCCCAAATGAAAAATAAAATTCCAACAGATTCGCAGATCATTAAAGATGTCACCAATGCGTTTGCGAAAGCAGATGCGCTTGGTGGCAATTGGATCGACTGTTTGCCCAGTTACATCGACTGCGATGACAATCTGACAAACGACAATCACTACATTGGAACTCTCGCCGATGGTCGCAAACTTTTTTACACGCCTGAGCCTTGGGCGTTGGGCATTGTCCGCATTGAGGAAGTCAAATAAAAACATCTGCCCCACAATGATTCCTGCCCCTTCAAGGGGCTTTTTTTATTTCTGCTCTCATCGTCCACGCTGGCAGTCTTGCCAAGGAGGATTGACTGTGGAGCGTTCTTCTGCTTCGGGAGTCCTACCGTCAACCCAAATTTAGAACGCCTCAGAATCGATCTGCGCTGACTGGGCTTTTGGGACTTTGCCCAGCACCTGCGCGTCGATTTGGAAAATGTTGCTCCGAGACCCGTTTCTCTTTACGGCAATTGACATAGGGAGGATTGATCAAATTTTCTTAATCATGTTCCATTTCGTTGAAGTCTTCAATCGAGCATTTGGTTAGGAACAACGGTGTGCCTTCGCCCATGTATGCGCCCAGCACATTAAATTCAAAATACTCTTGTGCATCTTCAAGTGTTTTTTCTTCGAAGTCATCAATTATTTTTTCTCGATCCATGAGAATTTCAATGCACAGTTCGGAGTCATAGACTGCGACCATTTTGCCAGTCTGGTGAATCAATGTGTATTCGATGAACGCATTATCAAATCCATCTGCGAGAAGTGGCTTGCTCATTTGGTGTAGATCCTCATTGGTTTCAGGCTTTCTTGTGGAACAAAGTAGGCTGCGCTTCGACCGTTTGGCGCAGAAATATATTGCGAATCCTTGGCATTGAATCCTTCGATCCATCCGCTGATCTTGTAGTTGGGGCAGGTACCAGTCACAAGAATGTAATTTTCGTTGTCGTTGTCTTGGTCTCGAACGATTAATCTGCCTTGGTCAAGTGGAGTCCACCTGACTTGAATGCCAGCGAGGTCTGGCGACTTGTAGGTGTCCACGGATCCAGAGAAATAGATTCCAAGGGCTTTGGCAACTGCGACTTCGGCTAGTGCGCCTTCGACATCGATTCCCCAAGGATCGCCTTGTGTACTTCCACGATCAAGTTTCTTGGCGATGGATGAGACACGGCGGCGAACTCCAACCATTGCGCCCATGATGATTTCGTATGGTTCGAGTGTGATGTTCATAGTTTCCTCTTGATCAGTTTGTTGAGTTCGCTTCTTGCGATCATCATCTGTTCGTGATTGAGGTTGGATGTAACAAGTATTGATGTGCCAGCGCGACGAAATGCGTCGATGTATTCGAGCAATGTTTCCTTGGTTGGCTTGGTGTTGGTTTGCAGTTCCTTGATTGATGATCGAAGCGATTTGATTTCGTTGATTGCAAGATTGCATCCTCCGACGATGCGTTGATCGTGATTAA